AAAATAGGTAATAAAGTTTTTACCTTTGATAGTAGAGTTTTTGTAGTTAACCTCTGGCGAATCAATTTCACCAATAATAATCTTTTTTAATGTATCAGAATCGAATGGAACAATATACATTATAAACTACCGTGACATGAACCATGACAGTTACTGTGACAATAAAACTCTTCGACAGTGACAGTAGATGTTCTATTGTTATTAATTGCAGTTGATAGAGCACTAACAAAATCATCTAAATCAGAAGCATCGATTACATTTTCAGAAGCTGGACCACCAGTCATATCTACTCTATAATCATTATTTAAATTGGTAATATTAGTTTCATCACTATTTACCTGTGCTCTAACATCACCTTGAATCTGATAATATTTTAATAATCTAACACTTCTAATTCTAGATAATAAAGTAGCATATGCTCTAAAGTTTGTGGTAATTGTAGAAGCAGTTATATTTGTATCTGATATATCGGCTTCTAATGTTTGAGAATAACCACTAGCATTACCACCAGTAATATCTGTTTGAAATGGTTGGCTGTGAGTTCCCCACACAATACCAGTATTATATGTGCTCGATAACGCTGCCATTGAAGCAACGATATTTGCTTTTGTTATACTATCGCCAGCTGTTGTCATTCTTTAACCTTTGCATTAATGTTTTTGGTGCTGCACAGATATCTCCTTGCCACTTCAATTGGTGACAGTCGCTATTACAGATATCAAATACATCACAGGTATAGCAACGAGGGTCTCTTTCGATCTCGCATGTAATGTTATTTATTCTTCCTCTGGCGGAGAGTAGAGTTCTAATAGGCTGAGATATATCTCCAAAGCCATTACCCACTGCAGCGTTTGGGCATCCAGCCACAGTTCCATCGGCATTAATCGTAAAGATTTTTTGTTCACAATCTCTACATCTAACTCCACCATGTATTCCCTTAGTTATAGAGGAATACACACCTTCCAAGAGGACATCTTTATATTTAGGTTTTATTGTCTGATAGGTTTCGTGCATTCTAACGAACCATTTATCTTGATCTTTATTTGCAGGAAATATATGAGTGTTTACCAGAGCCGAACCATCATGGGTTAGTCTTTCGAATTGCACCCAGTTTACACCTAGCGTATTGAGCCAGAGAACCAACTCTGTAGTATCCATTTCCATTAGTTGTTTATTCAGACTAATGTTTAATGTAATATTATGTCCTGCGTCTACTACAGTCTTAAGATTCTTTCGCCAGAGGTTTTCTTGCTTATCATTCTCGAATCGAATACCTTTATCCCAAGAAGTACAGAATCCATTCTTTAGAACAGTTCTGAAAAACTCCATATGGTCTTCAGTTAGATTGAAACAAAGATTCGTGGAACAAGACCAGTTAAGATTGGGAAATAGTTTAGATACTTTATCCCAAACATAATACATATCATCTAGTGGAGCAAGGAATGGTTCTCCTCCATGGAATGTAATATTTCCACCATTAAAAGATGGGCATTCCTCGTGGAGTCGTTCAAACCATTCTACAGTATTTTGGGGATTAAAGTATATCTTTTTACCGTTGACACCATTTGTAAAACAGTGTTGGCAATTTAGCTGACAAGTTTCAGTGGTCTTAAGATAGACCACTAAATCTTTTGGGATTAGTATATCTGAAAGAGATACATTTGTCTTATGAAAGACAATAGGTTGAGTTATCATGTAGCATTATAAAATTACGCATTCAACAAGTTTTACATTAGGATCTAGATTAGTCTCGAGAGCAATAGCAAAACTATTTGGGTGATCTCCAGCTATACCACGACCATCCTGATTTGCAACAAGAGGTTGTCCTTTTTTAATTGGACCAGCGACTTTAACAGGAACACGACCACGAAGTGCCAGTGCCTGTCCTTCTGCTTCATCATTCATAATAAATGCAGGTTTGGCAGAAACTACACCAAGAACTCTTTGGGCATATTCAAATGAAGCAGTACCTTCTGCGGATGAATCTAAAGATACTGTTATAACAGTGCCAGTTTCGTATTCTTTATCAGTTGTATATTTTTCTGCCAAGTCGGCGTATCGAGCAGAAGTAGAAGTACCGTAGATGACAGCAAATCTATTTGCAGATTGTCCAATATCACCAGAACCATTAGTTCCAGTTTTAACAATATAATCTACAGAAGGATTTGAAGAACCAGTAATAGTTGGGTTACCAGATACACCATCACCATTAGTTATAGAAATATTAGTACCAGCAACTAAAGTTCGTTCAGTAACAGAACCGCTTCCTAGACGAACATAAAAACCAGTTGCTGAAGTTGCACCAGCGATAGCAGTTAATTCATTAGAGAATGGTTGTACATCAGAACCAATAACTAAACCTAAGTTTGTTCTTGCTTGAATCACAGAGGTAGCTGCAGTTCCACCAGAAGCAATAGCCAATGCAGAAGTTAGTGTCACGGATCCACCAGTAATAGTAACATTATTTGCAGCTTGGGTGGCCATGGTTCCTAAACCAAGAGCAGTTCTTGCTGCAGAATCAGTTGTAGCACCAGTACCACCATTATTGATAGCAACAACACCACTTACATTGGTTGCGTTACCAGTAACAGTTCCAGTTAAATTACCTGTAACATTACCTGTTACATTTCCAACTAAAGCAGCAGTAATTGTTCCAGCAGAAAAATTACCAGAAGATCTAGTAACAACAGAGTTACCACTAATATCAGAACTGCTAGTATTTAAACCATCAAGCAAGTCAGCATCTAAACCAGAACCTACTCCGTCAACTGTTTTAACTTTTGTTAGAACATCTGCAGCAGTATATGTAGATGCTGTTAGTTTTGTTCCAACCTCAGTGTTTAGGTTATCAAAGTTAGCGTCTGCCTCTGCAATCGTTAACGGACTGCCCTTTACACTGCGAAGTACGATTGTTGCCATTATTGTTTACCCTTAATAAGCATTGCGAGCATATCTTTTATCTCTGTTACATCTGACTCAATCTTTTCAATTTTATCAGAGTTATTTTTAATTTGATCTTTTAAATCTTTTTCTGCGTTTCTTCTTTGCAAATAGTTTTCATATTCAGTTCTATTAGTATTTATCACTGCGCCACTAGAAAGATCTCTAATAAGACCTTCTTTGTTTTGTATTTTAACAAAACCTTCCATTATGCGCAAGAGATAATACGAAGATCTTTAATTCTTGGAACTTGAGAACTGTTAGAAGATTTCATAACAATTTTCAATTGAACCGCATCATAAGCACCTAAACCAGATAGAGAATATGATGCATCATAGAATTGATCTTCTTCATTTGAAGAAGTAATAATAGCAGAATCAACTGTCATTTGGCTGTATGGAACATTCTCAAATGCAATGGTTGAGCCAACAACATTAGTCTTATACCAAACTTCAATAGTAGCCTCTGACGGAAGATTGGCAGCAAATTTAACTCTCAAATATGTAGAGTTATTTGCTAAAGTAACTTTCTTAGTTACATACTTACTATATGCAGAACTCTCTGTTGGAGCATTTTCAGCAACAAATCTTTCTCTTTGTGTTAGGGTTACATTACCTGTTACAGCAGTTGGTGCTGAATCGAATGTAATAGAACTACCATCAGCTGCAATTGCTGTGATTAACTTAGTACTTGTTCCGCTACTTGCTCCAGCAATAGTTAAATACTTACCAACAGTAGCAGTTAAGAATGCCGCATTTTGAGTTGATGTAGTAATAGTGCTTCCACTAATAGTAACTCCAGTACCTGCACTTAGTAATACATTATAATCTAAAGAAGCCACATTCATGTTTGTTTCTGTTGGAAGATTAACTTTATTACCAATAGCAATCAAACTTGTTCTATGAGTATCAATAATTGGAGACAATGCATCATTTGTAGTATTCATAACAACATTGAAGTACACTGACTTATCACCATTTAAACCATTCGCCAAATCTGAATTAGCCTCATTTTGTTCTGACGCAATCATTTTTGGATAAGTGAAATAATTAGTTTCATTTGCTAACACACTAGAATACGAAGTTTCTTTTGTATAAGCAACTTGTGAAGAATCAACAGATTTTCCACTGACACCCTTTAGTCCAAAACTAATTGGAGTCTCAGAAAATGTTTGAACCTGAACTAATGGTTGCACAGCATCATATTGAATATGTTTTGTAACTTTTACAGTGGAGCCACCACTATATCCAGTTGCAGTTGCGTTGGATCCAAGAGTGATACAGTAACTATCTAAATCAACATCACTAATTGTATGAGTTGTATTAAATCCTGCAAAAGCAATACCGTTTACATTGGCAGTAACACCACTAATAGTAACAAATGACCCACTTGGAATTCCATGATTTGCATGCCAAACACGAACTTTAGCAACACCACTTCTTGTTTCAAATGGATCTGACACTAATGTAACTTTTGGTAATGCATCATTAGAGTATACAACATTTGCATTAACACCAGTTTGGAACTGGCAACGATACAATGTGAATTTTAAATCTTCTGACTGATCTGCTGTCCAAGTAGAAGCATTTTGAGATTTAAATAATGAACCAAGATATGGTTGTTCAGAAATTGTACGAGATGTTCCTGGAATTAAATCGCCAACTCTTGATACCCAAACTTTGTAATTATTTGAATCTGATGCTAAGACAATGGCATACTCAGTATTTTCTTGAACATATACTGGACTTGGGAATGTAAATGTGGTTGCAGTATCAAATGAATTAACATCAACATCATCTAACAATACTGTGTTTTCAGAAATATTTACATACTCTGGTTTTAATGTTACACGAGAGAATGGTAAAACTCGTTTACCTGGATATCCATTAACTACTTCACGAATTTCTAATGTAACTGGAACTGCTGTATCTTTAGATGAAAAGAAAATATCAACCTTAGATAAGAAGCATCCACCTTTTTGTTCAATTAAGAATGTCTGAGCAAGTGGATCCCACCAGCCAGTATCAGCCACAACTCTCTCAGAAGTTTGAGTGATAACTTGATTATCTTCTAATGGTTCTTGTGCCAACTCTGCATTACGAACAGCATTAACTGTTCTTTGTTTAGTTTCTAAAATACCTTCGGCACGATAGTTTGCTCTGGCACGAGATGTGAATGCACCATTAGCAGTAGTTACATCAACTAATTTAAGTTCACGACTACCACAACGGAATCTTAATGAATCATTATTTGGAATATTAAACAATAATTGTAAATCACCATTAAAATTGGAGATTAAAGTTCCACCAAGAGATTTTAGAGTTCTTGTACCAACAGTTCCAGAAGCAGCAGTAGCATATCCAAGTGGATTTGATGCAGTGATAGTTTCACTATCAGTGAATGTTCCTGTTACATTAACCACATATAATGCATATGTTCCAGCTTCTGCATCATATTCTTTTGCGACAACAACTGCAGTTGCAGCAGATGTGCCACCAGTAATAACATCACCACGATTTAAACAAACTTGAGAATCACCAGAAACTCTTCGAGCAGTGGCAGTAGCATTTGATCCAACATTAGTATCAACATCAAATTTATTATGTGTCACTAATTTTGCTGCAGCTGTTGCTCCAGTAGGAGTGTATGCGATTTTAGTTGCTGGAGTACAGTAAGCAGAAATATCAATACCATCAAAGAATGGATAGAAACGAGTGTTTGGTTTTAACTTCTGAATTTGAATGAGAATATTTCTTGAACGAATATAAGGAATAGCTGCAGTTGATAGGACACGATCTCCAACAACTTGTCTGTCAATTTTCTCAACAAGAGTAGTTTTAATACCAGTTCTTTTTTGCCCGACTTGAGTTGCTTGTGTCTCAACTGTAATTTGACGAGCATTACCCCATTCATTAATACCAAATTTTGCTTGTAGTTCTGCTTGTGTGAGATATACATCCCCCTGACGAGACGCCCAGGCTCCGCCAGTTGTATATTTAATACGACCAGTACTAATAGGTGCACCAGTCCATTGAGTTTGCCAAGCATTCCAAACAGTTCCAAGAACACCTGCTTTTTCAGCAAGGTTTTTAATTGTTGAAAAATTACCTTCAACATCAATAACTAAATCTGGACGACGATCTGTTTCAAACCAATCATCGGAAGACGGATTAATTTTAACATCACCCAAGAATGTAAAAACTGCAAATGGATTAATGTTTTCTAAACGAGAAGCATATGCTTGCTTAACGACTGGTAAATGATTTGATACAGGTAATGTAATGACATCACCATAAAGTTTATAGTTGGCTAATTGACGATCTGAATCAGAAGAAACACCTTCAATTAAGTTGACATTTTGCATTGTATAGAATGGACGCAATTCTGCTCTTTCCATATCAATAGAACAAATATAATCAGGGGATGATGTGTCACCTGTATTATGTCCAGCAAAATTATCTACAATAAAACCATTT